TTTTTCAAGCAGAAGACGGCATACGAGATAGCGTAGCGTCTCGTGGGCTCGGAGATGTGTATAAGAGACAGGCCCACAATAAATCTTTATTTATCCAGTTACTGTCTGTAGCACCTATGTGAATCTGACACGCATTGGGCATAAAGTTATTAAATCCCACTACTGCTGCTATATTTCCATCTATTTCTTGACCGATACATACCGTTTCTTCAGGAAGTGGATGATTTATGATTCTGACTAACCAATCACCCAAATAAGGCTGATTTTCAGTCGTAACTCTACGCATTTATAACACTCCACCGTTCTCCATGACATAATCGACTGAAGCCCAGTGAAAATCGATGCCTTGAGAAGCTACGTTAAGGTTAATTGCACCTGAAAATCCTAATCCTGTTACACCTTGCCAATACTTAGTAACAATTAAACCACCACCCCAATTAGCTTGATCCCACTTAGCCGTATCCCAAACACCAACCTTACTATTTGCTGGATTAAACGCTAATTGATTGGTTAATGGTAGTGTTTCAAAATCGGTGCTAATACCGCATAAAACAGTCGGTAAGCCATTATCTGTTTGGAAGATAGGTCGTACTAAGGTAAATCGTTTTAACTGTCCCTGAGTGCCAAAATAGTTAAATGCTTGCTGACAAGTTGCATTAATGTTTGCACCATTATCAGAATATCCTTTAAAGAATTGACCGACATAGCCATTACCACCAAAGTACATATTTTCATCACCTGCCACTACAAAACAATTAGCACTAATTCCTGTAAACCTAGCCCACGACTTATTAATCGTGTTCATAACATACTGTTCCGTACCGTAGTTGGTAGGAATGTTAAATATCAGCATATTAGCTTCAGCAAGATAATTAATTTGCCATCCATAGTTAGCAAAATAGACGCTACAAGCTAATGAAACTGCATAAAATATTTTGTCTGTAAGATTAATCCTTGGATCTAATCGACTTGATTGAAGCGCAGCAGTCAACGGAACAAGACCATCTTGTGTCAACAAGAGTAAATCTCCACCCCATTTAAAGAAGCATTTACGAGCAAAGGTTTGACCCATTTGCCATAAACCAACCATCGACCAGTTATTAACGTCACTAGGATCAAATCCTTTATAAACAAGAACCTCGCCCATTGAACTAACAAATACAATAAAGTCATCTACACCGTAACCAGCGTCTAATGTCCATGTACCTGCCGCTTGTAAGTACCCACCATTACGGAAGAATGCACCTAAAGCAAAATCTGTAGCAACTCCTGATATAGCTTCGACATCAAGATACCAAAAAGTTAAACTATTGTTTTGACAAAAATACAAACGATTTTTAAATAAGTTGACATTAACAAATGTGTTACTGTTAACCCCAGTTATACCGTTGACGGTATATATTCCTACTACGGTAGCATTATTAGCAGGTGCAGTAGCCATCGTATAAGTAAAGGTTGTTGTATTTGTTACCGTAATAGAATAAGTACCATTAAATTGTGTCGGAGTTGCACCCGATATAGATACACGATTGCCTGTAATTAATCCATGAGGAGCGGCCGTTGTTAAAGTAGCCGTTAAGTTACCTGTACCGCCTCTAGTAATACTTGATATAGTCTGAGCCGTTGATGTTGTAGCCATGTAAGCCCAAAACGAACCATCATAGATAAGAACAGGACTTGATCCATTACAAGCAATAATAAAGTTACCACCTGCCGTTGTTATATTGACAAACTGCCACTTAGAATTGCTAAGTCCGCTAAATACTACGCTTGCCGTAGAACCTGTTGCATCATAAATATTACTACCAGCAAACGCAAATAATTGAAATCCTGTGCTAGTTGGATAATTAATAATGGTATTAACTTGACCTGTTATACCTGTAGAAGTCTTTACCCAACCCTTGCGTAAAGTAACATCAGTCGGTGTTGGAAAAAAATTAACCATCTCCACAGCATCAAGAGGAGGCATTTCTGCCAATGAATCACGATTGTTCCAACCGCCAATAGCGGCTGCCATCGATGTTGTTGCTGCGTGTCTAGTTTGAGCTTGAGCCATGTTAAATCCAATTCCAAGTTTTACCTAAAGCAATGTCATTTATGGTTGCACGACTTACTTTATAATCTCGATAAATATCTGATTGACGATAGCCTCGTTTTAACAAAGATTTAATTTCAATTACTTGTTCTTCAGATAATTTAGCCATAGAACGATGATGCATTTTTCCTTTTGGAGGATGATATTGCCTATCTTTAGAAACTTTATCGGCAACATTGTCAGCATTTGAACCAACAAAAAGATGTTCTATATTAAAACACGCTGGATTATCACAATGATGAAGAATATGTTGATCAGAAGTTAATTCGCCATTTTTTATAATCCAAAATAATCTATGTGCAGCATAACCACGATTTTGATATTTAATTCTTCCGTATCCGTTTCTATCTTTAAAACCTAAAAAGTTATGACATCCTGTTGTTGGATCAACTTGTTTACTTAATTCAAAGCGTTTTTCAATTGATAAACTTCTATATTCCCATGCTTTCATGTCTAAATCTCCTTTTAAGAGATTATAGGATACTACACTTGAGCATTGTTGTATATACATTTATTAACTTCCGTATCCGGTATCAGGCACGTTTGCCCACCCTATAAGTACCGCACTAGGTTGTGGAGCAAAGGACAATGTAGCAGAACCCTTGTCATTAGCCTTAGCGATATTTAAATAACGCATATAGTCTTGGTACAAAGACGTTGTATCAAAAGACTTAATTTGAAAGTATTTAAGTTTAGTCGCTAGAACCATAATGGTATCGTCTAACACCGTTGTGTCAGTATCAGCACTAAAACTGTTTAATACATCTCCAGCCACATTCCTGACAAAACCTTTTGATCTGTATTCAAATCCTAAGTATTCTTGTGTATTGTATGGTGGCCATATCTGAAACTCACCGCCTAAAATTCTCCAACGAACACGAGGGCCAGTCGATATATAACCCGACTTTAACCATTGCCATTGTTGTGCGTCAACTGGGCCTAACATTTGCCAATGTTTCGTCTTATCCCAATGTGTATTGTCTGTAATGGTTTCGTAGTCAGGTGGTAATGGATACTTAGTCTTACTAAATGTTACTGTACCGCCTACAGAAGTAGCCGATGCTTGTTGTGTAGTTGTTACGCTGTGTGTGTCAATAACGGTATCAACATAAGTATCTTGGGGAATACTTGTACCCACGATAGAATAAGTGTTGTCCAAACCTGTAGTATCAGGAATAGCCGTTAATATTTCTGTGCCATTTACAGTATTACAGGTTGTGGTTATTGCAGTTGTGTAGAACCGATATTCTAGTTCTAATGCTTGCCAATCGTACTCCTTTACCAAGTCATAACCAGCTCGGTTCATCAAAGCTAGGATTTGTTGCACATCCTGACTCGGATTACCAATAACATAAGTGGGTACGGCTAAGTTAAGTTCGGCAGTTACCTGTTGAACCATTTGTAATAAGTTATAACTCATTTTTAATCCTTTTAGCTTGGCTCATTTTTTGCTTGGTTTCAACAGAGTGTTTTTTTCCATACATGGGATGATTACTTCCCGATAAAGATTTGCTCATTTTTTCTTTTGTAATATCATCATGTTTTTTGCCAATTTTACCTATATGAGAATTACTTATTTTTACACGAGTTTCTTCGTTTACTTTTCTGCCAATTAAACTTAAACTAATTTTCTTTTTAGTTTCTTCAGATAAATTTCTTTTTGGGCGATTTAATGCAGCTAATTTTACTTTATAACTTGTTGTTCCTTCACCACCATCAGTTTTATTTGCTAAAACATAATTCATTTTTTTAAAACAAGATATTAATAATTTTTCGTGATCAAATGCTTCTTTTTCTGTATTCCAATAAGCCAATATTTCAGCATTAAAACCATGTTTATTGACAATATAATTCCAATGAACATTGCGTTTATTAATTGATTTATATCTATTTTTTGAACCTTTACCAATATAAAATATTTTATTTGTATCTTTATTTATGTGGGCATAGGTGTAAAAAGCATGAGAAATGCTTTGTGTTGTATTTACATCTCTCATGCTGTATGACATATTTTATGCTTCCTCTGTGGCTGCCGTTTTTCTTCGGGGTTTTTTTTCACCAACAGCAGCAAGTATAGTGGCCATTTGTTCTTGCATTAATGCCATCTTCGCATCTGTTTCTGCTTTTATTTTAGCATTTTCTTCAGCTTTTTTGGCAAGTTCTTCCTTTAATTCGTTAATTTCTTGCGTTCTTTTGTCTGTTTCTGCTGAATCTGAGGCTA